AGTACTATTTGGAGTAGAAAATATTGCGGCGCCACTTGAATTAAGAACTTTTAGAGAACCATTTTCAAACATAGCATATGCTCCTGGATTTCCATAAGTATTAGAACTCCATAAAGCCGTTTGTCCTGATACCATATATGCGGTTCCATTTTGAGTAGAAGCAATCCCATTATTTGAAACAGCACAATAACCTTGTGATGAAGCAGTATTGACATTTTGTAAAGCAAAATACTTATATCCGCCGTTAATCGCGGCTTGTTCACACATTTCGTATGTATAAGTTCCAGCAGATGTATTACCTCCGCTGGAAGTCAATGAAACACTTGCTAAAGCACTATAAAGACCATTGGTTGTCCCGGAAAAAGTAATTTGGAATGGTCCGGCTGCTGTAATAGTAAATTGTTGCGTATATTGTGTCCAATTATCTACTGGCGGTGTAAAAGAAAAGGTTTGTGTTGCTTGACCCGGTGAGCCAGTGCTCGCTATTGTAAGATTAATTGGATTGCCTCCGCTGCCAACATTACTACCGCAAAGGTAAAAGGATAGCGAATATGTGCCTGTCGGTAAAGTAATCAATTGATAAATGTATTGGTCATAATAAATGGATACGCATTGACTATTGCCTGGATATGGTATAGGATAAGAAGAATTTTTGTAAGAATTTACCAACATAGCATTAAAATACCAACCGGTGACATTATTAGTGCCCCAATAACCAACATAAGTATTTGTCGCAATTTGTGGTGAGCTAAAATCGCCATTTACTATAGAAACATTATTGGGAGGCGGTGGTGAGCCACCAATAAAAGTCATAGTTGATGGTGGCGAAGTATTATCCGCGTAACAACCAGCATATGAACTGCTTGGATTACTAAGCATTGCATTAACAAATACATTAGAACCTTCATTTCCGACACTTTGATTAGCTTGTACTGGAGTGCCAATAACTAACGCTGGTTTTGTTGGTAACATGGCACCAGGAGTTGTATCGACATTCGAAGGTATAGAAACTTGTGTAAACTGCCCTTCGGGAGGAAAACCATTTTGACCTGATACTGCGGCATAAACTTCCATATTAGGGATTTGTTTTGCGACACCTTGATTTGTGACATAAAATAAAGCACCACCTTGTAATTGAATTACTTTGCCTAAATAAGGATTATTGGGACTTACACGATTAATATAATCGGTTGTTCCACTACTAACAGTAGCTAATAATTTTTCATATTGTGTCATTGTTGAAGCATATTCTGCTCGTAAATTTTCTATAGTTTGCGCTTGATTTTGTGAGACATTTGTTTGTTGTAGCACATCAATTGTCTGTTTTGTTAAAGTATCGTTAGGTCCTGGTATTATATTTGGTTGAAAACCTTCGACACCACTTAAAATAGCAGCATTTTTTTCTAAATTATTTGTGATTTTTCTTTGGTATTTTTTAAATTTGTTGCCTTGTTTTAAAGATAGACTAATAGGATTTGGATTATTTTTATTATAATCAGTGACATTATCTGTTACAGATTTAGGTTTTACTAAATCATTAAAATTAGAAAATAGATTTGCTATACTTGTCATATTAATATAAATAGATACAAAAAACTTATATTAAATTAATTTTTAAATATATAGTGAAAACCAAAATATATACCTATTAAAAAGGCTAACCATTGATATTTACTGTTACAACCTCTATTACCACCTCCTACTTGCTCACTCGGAACAGAAAATCGCAACAGTAAAACTACCAAGAAAATTGCTACAAATAACAATACTATATAATTATAATAACTCATTGTAGCATTGATATCGCTATTTTGTTGTGCTTCATTAAGCGTTTCGAATTCCCGAATCATTAGTTCAATACGGTCTCTATCATCAGTCAATACAACATAATTTTGTTGCAATGCTTGTCCTTTTTGGTTAATTTCACCTAAATTATTTTGATATTCTGTATTTGATTGATTTACAGTATTATTAATTTGCTGATTAATATCCATCAATTGTTGATTCAATTTTTGTAATTGATAACTGTAATACAATCCTTTTTGAACAATAGCTGTAGAATTTGTTGAATTTATTATGTTACCACTACCGCTACTAAGTGTACAATTATTATTACTATTAGTACTACTATTCGGTGTAAATGTCGCGCCGCTACAAGATGTATTAGAAGAACAGGCCGTTGTACAATCACTAATACTGGAAACAGGATTTGTATTTATAGTGCCAGACCCGGAAAACGCGCTATTTTCAACCGTTGTAAAACTGGTGTCATTTGAGTTAAGAACATTAATAAATTCCGTATATGTACTTTGATATTCTGTCAAAAGAGAATTAAATTGATTACTAAGTGTTTGAATTTGTGAAGAACTCATTTATATATATAAATAATAAGAAATATATATAATTTTGATTTTCTAATTATCGTTCAATGAAAAAAAACTAAATATCCCGCCAAATACCGAACTAAATACACTGGATATACTATTAGTCGCATCAGTCGCGGTTTTTTTTATATTTGAGTAATAATTGAATAAAATAATTAAAATTATTATTATTAAAAGGACATAATAGGTTGATTGAGGAATTTCTCCGCCAGTCTGATTATAGGTTTGTTGCGAAGACCCAGTTTCACTTGTAAAAATTCCGGAAAATTTATATAATAAAATGATAACACCTATAGCAATAATAACAAGTAAAATATATGAATATCGTTTTTGCGTGATTCTAATTTCTCCTTGTTGTTGAGATTTATCTAAATCTTCATATGATTTTAACATTTCTGCTATTTTTTCTCTCTCAGAAACCAACTGCATATAGTTTTTAATCAACTCTCTGTTTTGTTCTCGACCTTCCGTTTGCATAGAATTATATACAGGTTGGCTTGTGTTTATAACATTTTGGATTTTCTGATTTGTTGCTATAAGTTTATTATTAATGCTTTCAATTGTTAATAAATATTTTTGGGCTTCAGGTATAATAGCAACATCGGTATCTAATGCTGGCACCACTTGACCTTCACCGGTTCTTAAAAAACACATAGGTTGTCCGTGCGCGGTAGGGTTATATGTTGCGCCAGAGCAGTTTGAGGTTGAAGCACATAATGCTTGACATTGTTCAACAGTGCCTCCTGTAGAAACACTTACTGAACCTGACCCCCAAAAGGCCTTACCTTGCATTGTAGTCATCGGTGGTGCATTAATATTAAAATCAGGAGCAGTAGTGGTATTATAATTTGTGTTATTAGGCCCATAACAACCATTTCTATGGGTCGGATCAGTTTCAGTAGCCCAAAGCCAAGAATCATTAATAAGACCATTTAAGGTTTGAGATATAGCCCAACTGTTACTTGCGTTAGGACTTACATTCCCAGTTCCACAACCCGACTTTTGCCAAATATCGTTATAACACGCTTGACTAATACCAGTACTATTGGCTGTATAACTATTGCAAGGTTGTTCGGAATTTTGCTGTAAAAAATTAATATAATCGGCAACTGCTTGTTGATATGCGTTTAGTTGTAAACTATAATCCATTTGTAATTTTTCTAAATCCACTATACTTGCTTTTGCTTCTCTTCGATTTTTTTTTATAGTTTTATTATTTTGGCTATTATTTTGACTATTTTTACTATTTTGACTATTATTCATTTATATAATTATAAAAGAAAACAAAAATTAGCTTCTCTTTGAATAAAAATAATATATAATTGTTGTTAAAGAGAGAAGAAAAACACTTGGAATAATCAGATCAGTTTTATCTTTTGGTTTCTCTTCACCAAATAATTTTTTTCTTTGATTTTTGTATTCAATATCTTTAACTATCTCTCTTATATATTTGGCATTATTTTTTGTTATATAATCATTTAATACGGGATTAACAGTAAATAACGGTCTGTGTCTATTTAATGAAAACAACATTTATTAAAATTTGATTATATTTAAAAAACCAAATTTTAATTTATTGACTGAAAGTAAACATTTTTGATATACTTACACCAACCAATACAGTACTTAAAAATAGACCCCAATTGCGTAAATAATCTTCATCATACATTTGATTATAATCGTGAATCATTTCTTTAGAACTATTGGCTTCTGTTTCTACAATACCTAATCTGCGTTTTAGTTCACGATTTTTTCTTCTCTCATTAGCAATTAAAACATCAAGAGTTTTAAAAGCCTTGTTAATATTATCAATATTTGCGTCCACATCGTTTGACACCATAAACAAAGATGCGCCCAACTGGTTCAAGTTTTGCTTTATATTATTAAACATATTTTCATATTCTGGGTAATTGGGCGTTTTATTGTATAAAACAAAGTAATTGTTAAAGTCGTCTAAAATAGGTGGCAACTGCTGTTGCAATGTTTGTACTCTCTCTGTAAATAATTCGGGTTTTGTAAATTGCGCCATAAATTGTTGTTCATTAAGATTCTCCATTATATATAATTCATTATAAATATTTTATTATTACTTTGAATTAAGCTTATTTTTAATTAAAACCCACCATTTTCATCAAAGCTAAGTTGTTTATCAAGAAATTCCTGGGTCTCATTGAAACTGCCGATAAATGTGCCGTTGTTAAATATCATTGGGAACACCCTACTTTCCTTTTGCGCTAAATTTTTAATAAAAGATAAAAAAAAATCTTTGTCTTCAATTAAATATTCATCGCAATTAATCTCAATAAATGTTTGTTTTTTTTCGGTCAATATTTTTTTGATTCTTGTACAATTGGGGCAGCCACTTTTGCTGTAAATAGTGAAACCGGTTTCCACTGGTTTTTCTATATTTATAATATTATCCATAATAATAATATAAATATTATATTTCATTTTTTAATCCTTTTTTTAAATATTAAATACAAATTCTATAGTAGTCCGCCTTAATAGCAGTTTTACTCGGTCTAACGATGTGACACAATTGTCCGGGTCTTAATCCAATTGCTCGCGCCACAGGGTCAAACCGCGAAATATCTGGGAATTGGATTTTATCTGTAATATTGTACTTTTTCATTATGTTAACGACTTCGGTCTCAGGAACTATCGTGTGCTCTGGTACCAAATCGTGGTCTAATATGTTAAATTGTAATCGTTTAATATTTTCAATAACAATAAAGATGCCATCGGATTCCCAAATATGCTTAAGCTCATTTGTCAACGTTTCGTTAATTTCATCCTTAATAATTATAAACAATGTGTCGTCTTTTTTCAATATTTCTTCTAAATTAAACAAATCATCTATCATTTCCTGAAGATTGGATGGACGAATAGTTTTCCCTAAATAGTAACGAATATAAATCTTATTTTTACGCTTTGTAACAGGATCGTCCTCCTTTTTCTCTAAAAGCATATCTAACTGATTATTTTGTTTCATTGAGTTGACTTCGTTAACACTGAAGTTAGCGTAATCCTCAATATTATAACCTTGTTTTCCCATTAAATCCAGAATAATATTTCTGGAAGTATACACAGTTGAAATTAAAGCACTTGAGTTCTGACTTGTCATTATATAATATAATATTAACATAAACAATTATTTTTATTTCATTTTTATTTATAATGTTATTTTTTTAGTAGAATCGCTTGAACTGCTTGTGTCGCTACTATTATCGCTAATGCTTATTTGTTTTGTTTCAGAACTGCTACTGCTATTTGCGTTTTCTTCTTTCGATTCTTCTTTCGATTCTTCTTTTGGTGGAGGTTGAACCTCTAAAATACTTGGAGGTGATGTAGATTGTGGTGTAGTAATTTGAATTTGTATTGGTGCTTGTTGTATTGGTGCTTGTTGTATTGGTGCTTGTTGTATTTGTCCTTGTGTTTGTGGTGGTGAAGTCGGGTTATAAGGTGGTGAGTTGGGTACATATTCAGGTGAATTAGGAACATATACTTCACTTCCAGGACTAACAGGACTTAAAGGAGTAAAAGGCGTGCTATTTTCTGGAGTGTGAATTTGTTCTTCAACATAGCCCTGATTATAAGGTCTAATTCTCGAAAGAGGCACTTGTTGTTCGATTTCGCCATCACTATAACGCACATCATAAGTTTCTTCACCAGGACCAGCAAAATTAACTTTTATTATTTGTGCGTAATTAAATTCACGTAATTCTTCATTCTTAACCTCTACTTCCTGACCTTTTCTATATCTTGAGGTAGCTTCTTCGCTATTTGGTTCAGTATCTATTACAGCCGGATAAGGTAATAACGGAGGCTCATCTAATTTAAACTGTTTTTGTCCCTGTTTATTATCCTTATTAACCTTGTCGCTTATATCCTTGGTGTAATCCTTTGTTACCTCTTTCAAATCCTTATTGCCGAGTTGTAATAATTTATTAATATTATCCGAATAAGACATACTCAAAAGCTGATCAACATTGTCATCAGTAATAATGCGCATTTGTACGTTCATAACCTGTAGCTCTTGTATTAAAAGTTTTAAAGAATAAGGAACTCTTAATATGCTAAACGAGCGACCAAATTTACTCAAATTTTTAATATTTTGTGTGCCGTCAGGATTGGTTGCAAATTGAATCGGTCCATCGGCATAAGGACTCAAAAACAAATTCTTCGCTTCATTATAAATAGCAACAGCGCCGGTTTTATTACAAATCGCAATATAGTATTCATCACCTCTTATTAAAAATGATTCATTCAAGAAATATGACATTCCGTGTGCTAAAATTCCATCACGCTCCATTTCACCAACACGCAGACCACCGTCATTCGCGCGACCTTGAACGGGTTGCTTTGTCAACATTGTATTCGGTCCACGTGCACGATAATTGATTTTATCTTTAACCATGTGTTTCAAACGCATATAGTAAGTAGGACCAATATAAATATTTGCTTCCAACTGTTCACCAGTCATTCCATTATATAGCAATTGATTTCCGCTTGTATGAAATCCTTGTTCCACTAATAAAGGAGCATATGTGGAATAATTTGAGCCTTTCACCTGGAACGCGGTACAGTCTCCAAATGCACCATAACTTGTGCAAACTTTGCCAAATAACGACTCGACAATTTGACCAATTGTCATACGAGACGGAAGAGCGTGCGGATTAATAATTAAATCGGGTCTAATACCATCGTCAGTAAAAGGCATATCTTCCTCAGGAATAATGAGACCTAAAGTTCCTTTTTGTCCAGCGCGGGACGCCATTTTGTCACCAATTGCGGGTATACGTTCTTCGCGGATCCTGACTTTCGCAATATTAAAGCCTTCCTCACCCAAAGTTATAAAGGATTTATCGACAAATCCGAGCTGACCTTTCTTTGTTTTTACCGAATCATCAATCCAGGTATCTTTATTTTCCAAATTAGAATTGATTTTACCAATGACAATCACCTTATCATTTAATTCGGTGTTTTCTTTTACCAATCCGTGGTCATCTAAGTGACTATAATCGAATCCCTGTTTTATTTTAACAACATTGTTTTTTTGTATATTTGCAAATTTTGAACTGGTAGAACCGGTTATTTTCGAACTTTCTTCGCGTGCTTCATACATTGAATAATAAGTAGTTCTAAAAATACCGCGCGCTACAGACGCCTCATTAATCAAAATAGCGTCTTCCACATTGTAGCCAGTATATGACATAATTGCGACAATTGCATTGACACCATATGGTTGTTCTTCATTATTAATATACTCCATATACCGCGATTTAATAAGGGGTATTTGTCCATAATTCAAAATAACACCCATCTTGTCAATACGCATTTGATAATTTGAATGATAAACAGATACAGCTTGTTTACTTTGACCGCACGAGAAAGCGTCACGAGGAAATGGGTTATTTTCGGGGTATATAATTTGATTACCCATAACACCCAAAATAAGCGAAGGGTCAATTTCCATATGAGTATAATATTTACTCTTTTTAAGGTCATCGGGGGTTATAGCTATTAAAGCGGATTCTTCCTCGGAAGTATCAACATAATCAACAATAGACTTGTTTTTTTGTAGGAAATTAAAAACGACTTCTTTATCATTACCAAGTTCATACAAATCACTTATTTCGTATAATTTATTATTTTTAATATTGAACATTTCATCCGATTTTTTTTTAAGCCCTGAAACAATATCTTGCCAAGTAATTTCATCAGCATTTAGTTTATCGATAAACTCTCGTCTATTATAACTTTGCATACCGTGATCAATATAATAAATAGGTCGCGTCAATCTTCCAGCATCAGTGTAAATATAAACTTCATTATGCTCATAGTCAAACGAAATGCTGGTAAATACCGGTATGACACCATTTCTTCTAAATAATTTTAGCATTTCGACTAATCCGAGTTCGTCGTCTCCGTAAGTAATCGGTTTATCAATAACACCAATCCAAATACCATTTACGAATATTTTGGAATTATTAGCTAAATATTCAGTTGAGCATTCTAAATTTAATTTCATTGGAGTATTTGCTCTTAACCATTTAATTAATGGTTTGCAAGACGAACCGCTGGTAATATGAGTACTAATAGACATATGTTTATGTAACCCGATATTGCCACCATCAGGCGTATCAAGCGGATCAATAAATCCCCATTGTGAACTATTAAGGAGACGCGGTCCAATCACTTTAGCACTGGAATCAAGTGGTAAGTTTATTTTACGTAAATGAGAAATATGTGTGTTCCAACTTAACCGATTCAAATCTTGTACCGCCCCGAGTCGTTTTGTGTGTTCTTCTGAACCCCAATTACCTTTGAAGGCCTTCTTGAAACCAGTTTCTACAATTCTTTCCTTAAAAAATGTTTTAACGTTGGATTCGATTAAACCGATAAAATTATCCTGATATTTGTTTGACTCAACAGGTTTATTCTTTAGATTTTTCTTCTCTCTTCTTGATAAAGTTTCATCATCTTTATATTCGCCCTTGTGATAATAATACTCCTCATCTATCTTTTGAGTGATTGCTTTCTTTTGTATTAAATAATACTCTCTGAACAAATCATAAATGAGAGAACCTGTTAATTCAACTCTTTTAAAACGAAAGTTATCACGATCTGTCGGTTTTTCCTCTTTATTATAAACTTTTAATATGCGAAAAGTCATATAACCAACAAAATACGCCTTATCTAAAAAATTAAGTTCACCGATATGTGGTAGAAAATAGTCTGATAAAATCTCCATAACACCGGATATAGTGCCTCTTTTTGTGAAACTCGCAATATATTCCAATGCGGTTTCCTGGTTAAAAACTTTATTGGCGTCATGGACGGATGGTATAAAAAAATCAACATAATTGCTATTTTTTTCAATATCTAATAAACAATAACGGATAATATCTTTGTCTGAAACAATGCCTAATGCTCTCATCAAAATAAAAAGCGGTATTGGTTTTCTCACATTTGGCACTGCGACTACAATTTGATTATTACTATAACTTGGCGAAGGTGCTATAATTTTTATAGCGGTAGTTCGAATAGCTTTGGAAGTGTCCTCAGAAACAGAGCGTATTTCCGCAGAATAACTGTAAATATCGTCATCTTTATTTTTTCTGATATAAAGCATATTGTCTGCGAATTTTTCCTGTGATATAATAACTTTTTCTTTGCCATCAATAATAAAATAACCACCAAAGTCATTTCTACATTCGCCCATATTAAAACGAACATCTTTGTTTAATGATTTTAAAATACATAGGTCAGATTGGAGCATAATAGGAAAACGCCCAAGATAAATCTTATCTAATTTCATACTGTGTTCTTTTTTCTCGTCGCCAACATAATAAATAAAATCAACATCAACATCATAATGGATTGTAATGCCATAAGTCATATTTCTTAATCGCGCATCATTCGGAAACATATAATGCGCATTGTTATCATCATAAATAATTGGTTTGCCGAAATAAACACTTTTTCCATCCTTTCCACCTAAATACAATAAACACTCATTTCGTTTATTAGTAACATTACTTTCATCTTCTCTCTCAATGAATCTTATGGGATTGTTTTCGTGAAATACTCGTTGTATACCGTTTTTAAAAAACTCATTATATGAGTCTAAATGATGAGCTACTAAATTATTAGGGTTATCTTTAAAATATCTATCAATTATCTTCCAAGATATGTCTTCTTTTTTTTCTTCGTGACTCATTTTATATTATAATAATCATATTTTTTTAAAATGTAATTATTATATATATTATTTAATCTAATTTAACAATAATTCTCTTAATTTTAATGTTAATCCCACGTGAACATTCATATTTCTTTTTTCCCAATTACCTCCAGCTCTATAATGTAAAAATTTATTGTCATATATTTCACAAAAAAATTTATCATTTTGGTTTCTTGGGTCGGTTTTAATAAAATGAATTAGTTTATTATTGCCTTGTAAATTTTTAGGAATTTGTGTTTCATCATATGACAAACAAGATAAATGTTTAATATAATAAATATTTTCTGTATTTTGTTGTGTTGATAACCAGTGTTGTGTCATTCCACCAGTGTCACAATGTGGAGAACAATTCCAGTTTAACAGCTGCAAATTAGTCATTTTGTTAATATCAAAATAATATAGTCCATTCCAGAAATACTTTATTTTATTATCCAATCTGCTTTGAAAAACAATTGCACAATCATATTTTTCATAATCAGTCAAATCAAAATAATCTACTAAAAACATATCGCTGTCTATTAGTAAATATTTATCTGGGTTTATTTTTTGATATTCAAGAATAAAATTCATACTGTCGGCCGTCCTTTTAGACGCTTCTTGTTGTCTAATGTGATGCTCATTCGGTATATTAATACATTGAATATTCAATGTTTTACATAATTCTTGAATTGAATTATTAATACTTATATCTCCACCATTTGAATAATCAGGAAATGATTTTGTGTCATTAAAAACAATAAACTCATAATCACATTTCATATACTTTTTTAAAGTGTAATACTGTATTTGAATAAAAATCGGATTATTTACAACAGCGGTTACAATTTTCATTTTAATATTATTAATTCTAATTATTTTAAATATTAATTATTTAAATATTACAATTAATAATATTTATTTACTGATAATTTAAACCTATTAAATAAACTGATATAATAACCATAATAAATGTTATTAAAGATGTTATTAAACTACCGAAATTTAATACATTATTTTGTGGTGATATTATAGAATTTAAATCATAATAATTATTTAAGTGAGTCGCCGTAAAAATAAATGCGAGTAAGGGTTTAAATAAATTTATAACAATAGAAGATATAAAATCTTTTAGTGCAAATCCAATTGCCATACCAAAAGCGTTGGTTATTATTGTTCCAGATTTTGAAACTAAAAAATTATGTATTTTTTGGTATATTGTCAAAGGTTTTTGTGTTGGTTGTTGTTGTTGTGTTGGTTGTTGTTGTGTTGGTTGTTGTACAATTGAACTATCTGGATTAAATGATGAAAAATCCATTTTATAATTGCTCAATATTATTATTTTAATTATCTTATATGTTTTAATTATAAATATATAAAGTAATTACTTATTCTTCATCAGTCAAGTTTGATTTTTTTGTTTTATTTTTAATCTCTCTACCTTTTTTTGTCAATTTAAATTTATTTTTTTTGTTTTTAAAAGAAGAAGAAGAAATAGTAAACTCTGTCCATGGTTTACTAAGTCTATCTTTTATATATGGCGCAAATTTCTCATATTGTCTATGCTCTTTAAAAAACTCCTTGGCTATAAATGGAATACCACACGAGTTACCAAAGCGAGCTATAAATGACATATTTTTTGCCAGATTGGTATCACAAACTATGCCATCTACTG